TGGTCCCGTCCGGGCGGTGCATCATGGGGCTTTCGGCCTCCGTGCCCGAGTTGACGTATCGAATCAGGCCGATGCCAACGCATTCCTTGCCGTCAAAGACGATGCCGCAATGGTTCCGGCCCATGAACCACGACACCCACGACACGATCTGCTGGTCCGTCCATGCGTCGAAGGTCCTGCCCTTGGCCCGGAGAAGCCTGACAACCTCGTTGACGACGTGTTCCCCTGTCATTGTTGCGGCCTGATGGGGTCCAGGTATGCGTTGAGGACGGTCGAATGAAGGGACAGCCTTCCACCCGTGAGCGCGCTGGTCGAGACCTGCAACTGGATGGAGTTCCAGCGGCCCCTTGAAATCAGGTTCCAAGCGCGCAAGTGCTTATGCCGCAACGTCGGGGATGGGATGACGTAGCCGCTTTCAAGGGGCGTGAACGTGGCCCCCATGTCGGCGGAATAGCCCACGGTCACGACCGGGCTCCACGTCGTGAACGGGTTGTCGATGGCAACCTGCGCCGTGTACCCCGTCTTCTGCGACAAGGGTTCCTGGAAGTTGTAGGCCCGGGTCGTGACGAGGCTCTGGTACGGGTTGCCCGCGTCGGACCATGTTGAAATGGGGGCAGGGGACGTGCGCGAGTTTGGAACGTAGTCGTTGAAGGTGAACACCTGCCCGCCGCCCGGGTTGGTTCCAACCGAACCGGCAAACATGAGCCTTGGCCCATGCGAGGCAAACGCGGTCGGGAAGAAATCCCGCACGTTCCAGCCCGTCCAGCGGCCTATCCACGCCCTCGCAAGGGCATGGTACACCAGAACCACGTTGGCGGTGGTCTGCGTGGCCCCAAGGGGCACCGAGAGCATGTAGCGGTTGCCGTGGAAGATGCCATCGCGCACGGCCAGCGACGCCTTGTTGACCTGGCTCCAAAGGTCGTCAATCGGGGCGGACAACGGAAGGCCCACGTCGGTTTGCGTTCCGGCCTGAATCTGCGACAGGGACCGAACCCCGTCCCGCGACAGGAAGAAGACGTCCGCCCCAACCGCTGCGACGCTCCGATGGGAGACGCATCCGATGTTTCCGGACAGGACTTGGATGGTCCAGTCGGCCGGGTCCTGCGTCGGGTCGGCGTCCACGAGCCACGTTGACCGTTCCTTGAAGACGACGAGCTTGTATCCGAACCACGAAAACAGGCCCGTGATGGGGTCGCCGTCGCCCCCAACGCGAACGCTCCCGGCCGGGTCCCACGTCTCGCCGTCGAGGATGTCGGAGAAGAAAAGCGTGTCCGGCGTGTTGGCCGTGTCCGCCGATGCGCAAAACAGCCGGTTGGTGTGGCTGACAAGGAAGCGGGGCTTGGCCGGGGGCGACAACGAGACGTAGGCAACGGCGTGGGCTCCTCCTCCGCCACCAATGGTTACGGATGGAGCCGTGGTGTATCCGCTTCCAGGGTTGGTGATGTTGACGGCAAGCACGTTTCCATCATTCCCAACAACCGCCTCTGCGGTTGCCGTGATTCCAGAAGGCGGAGCCGCAATCGTGACGGAAGGGATTGCTGACAGGTTTCCACCCTGATTGATGACGTCGATGCGGGACAGCTTTCCGGCAACGATGGACGTGTTGTTGTTTGCCGCCGTGATGTAGGCCAGCGTCGAGGCCCCGTCGCAGTAATACAGCCGCTCGTTGAGCTGGGCGAAGAAGACGTAGGTGGCCGATGCGTCGAAGGTTGCGCCTGCAACCTGTGTCCATGCAACGGATGGCGTCCCAAAGTAGAGCCTTCGATTGCCTCCGGTCGTGAGCGCGGCGACGACCCGTTCCTGCGCGGACGTGTCGAAGTAGAACGCGGACAGGATGTTGGCGTCGGTTGGAAGGTTGGAACCCCAAAAACTGGTCATGGCCTCCCAGTTGGTTGTGATGTCCTCCCAGTTCCGGTTTTCAGATGCGCCAACCTGCGCCGTGCAACCAACGCGGCTTTCCAACACCCCAAAGGCGTCGTAGTCCATGTTGAGCGCATCGGCGTAGGCCGTTGGCGGGATGTTGTCTGGGCGCGTGGCGGAAACCAGCCCGCCGGAGAAGGTCGTGTTCCCGTCGATTACCGGCTGGTCGTCCAGCGCGTCTGAGGATTGAAATGGCATGGCGTCACAACACGTCGTCCATCGTCCAGACGGGCATGGCGTCCGGAATAATCCGCGACACCTGCTGCTGCTGGTTGCGCTCCATGTCCTTCATCACGGAGACAAGCGCCGCAGCCTCGGCAAACTTGGCCTGCGCCTTTCCATGCTGCCGCGAGTATTCCAGAAGGTCGCCCTCCACGAAGGCCATGATGGCGTTCTCGCAGCCGCGAATGGAGAAGTCGGCATCCGCCGTCACCGCCGCAGCCTCGCCAAGCTGGCGGGTTGGGCTTTGCTGCTTCCCGAGGATGTACAGCGTTCCGTCGGCGTTGGGGGCCGGGATGAGCTTGATCTTGGGAACCCCGGAGAACCCGTAGAGCGCCGGGTTCATCTCCCTTGGCAGGTTGACGAAGTTGCTCGGCGTCGCCCTGCGGGAATCGACGTTGTTCCATGCCCCTGGGTCCAACTGGAAGAACAACTGCCAGTCCGCCGATGGAACCTCCACGCCGTCCGGGTCGGCGTCCGTCGTGAAGCGGATGGCAACCACCAGGTCCAGGAACATGGCCCCGTTGGTGGACGCATAGCTCATGTCCACAAGGTCGTCGATGATGACCGGATCGACGCCCGCCGTGATGGACTTCGTGACGACGCCAAGCGTGTCGTTCCAAAGGCACGAATCCCAAAGCAGCGCATAGCGCCGGACGGCAAACCGCTTCGCCAAGGCCAGCGTGTCCGCGTCCGTGAACGAAAGCTTGTCGCAAGCCGCCTGTGCCGCCTCGCTGGGTTTCATGCTAGACGAGCCTCAAGAACAATCGAAGGTTCCACTCTGTCGGGTTGAACGTGACAATCGCACCCGTGTTGCGATTCATGATCTGAGACACGTTTCCGCCGACGTTAGTCGTTAGATACCAGCTAGATGCGTTGATCGCGAGCTGGTAAAAGGCATTGCCCCACGTCGTAAACCAAACAGACGACAACGGCACCCTGTCCCCGATTGAAAACCCGTTGTTGGCCGTCACGCATTCGAGGAACGCATCGAATTGAACCGGGTTTGCGCCAAGCGTGTGGGCACCCGTGATTTGTGCCACCCCACCCGTGTTGTTCCATGCGTAAAGGGTTGCAAGGCTGATGTTTCCGCTGTCCCAAACGGTCGGCCTGATTGCCGAAACCAACGCCGTCTTGACCCTGTTGGAGTCCGCCGAGTCGCGAATCAGAACCGTGTCGGCACCAACCGGCGTCGCCTTGGAGGCAAGGTTTGGGGTCGTCCACGTCGCGGCGTTCAGGGTCAGCGAATCCGCCCCCGTTGCATCGCCAATGGTGACGTTTCCGTTGCCCGTGATTGTGCCAGTGACCGCAAGGTTGCCACCGCAGTTGACCGCTCCGGTCGTCGTGAGGCTGTCCGCCGATGCGGAGCCAAGCGCGGACGTGGACGTGGCCGTGATGGTCGGGGATGAAATCCCGCCGCCGAACGTGGCTGGCTGGGCAAACGAAACGCTGGAGTTGAACTGCACCGACCCGTTGAAGGTCGCAATCCCGCCCACGGTAAGGGACCCGGACAGGGAGTTGGAGCCAGCCACGTCGTTCTGAACGAAGGCCCTGCACGTCAACGTCTGCGACGTGGACAGGTTCCCGCCAAACGAGCCGGTTGCCGTGAAGACGCACGCCCCGGTCACGTTCAGCGTGCCCGCAACGGCGGTGTTTCCGGTTGCGGCAGCGACCGTGAAGCGGGTTGTCGCCACGGCAAAGTTTCCAGCCGAGGAAAGGGTTCCTCCCACCGCCGTGTTCCCGCTCGCCGCAGCAACCGTGAACGTCGAAGAGCCAACCGTGAAGTTGCCCGTGGACGTGAGCGTGCCCGAGAACGTGGATGCGCCACCAGCCGCGCCAAGCGTCAACGCCGCATCATTGCCAAGGCCGTCCGACAGCAGCTTTGACGTGGTGAGCGCGAGGTTGTCACCAACCTTCAAAAGCGGTGGATACGTCGTTCCAAGCTGTGTTCCTGTCAGGGGTGTTCCCATGGCTACTTGGCTTTGACGCGGATGGTGTTGGTGAGGCTGGCCTCGTTGGCGTTGGTGTGGACCTGGCGCAACGGTGACGGCGGCACGCCAATGCTCAGCTTCTCGCGCACGCTTTCCTTGGTCGTCCCGATGCTGGCGTCCACGTCGGACGTGAACGTGGCGTTGGTCGGAACCGAGACGTAGAAGTTGCGGACAAGCCCAAGCTGGAGCCTCGGGGCCTGGGGAACCTGGCTGGATACGTCGAGCCCCAGCACGGTGGTCTTCACGACCACGGACTTTCCGACGTTGTGCGCGCACCCGACGAGGGCGAGCGCGAGGATGAGGATGAGCGGCTTCATGCGATGTTATCCGGAGGGGTCGGCGGGTTGGCGATTGGGACGACCGGGGGCGGCGTGCCGGGAGGGCGAGGCTTCGGTGGCCATGGGTCTTGGTACACGGGCGGCTTTTTGGCGGCCGCTATGGCTCCCGTCTTGGTCTTGTTCGTCTTCTTCACTGCCTAGCCTTTCCAGTCTCGAATCGTGGGGCGATGTACAGGTCGCCAACCTTGCCTTCGATCTTGCGGATGCGCCCGTCAACCTCTCGGTGGAATCGGTCCGTCTGCTCGATGTGGCGGTCGAGCCTCTCGCCGATTTTTTCGATCTGCTCCGATGCCTTTCGGAAATCGCCCATCATGCTCGGGAGATTCGTGGACACGGACAACAGCGCGTTGCGCGTCTGTTGAGCGGCCTCGAACATCCCCCACAGCCATGGGGCCACGAGGATGGCCAAGGCCACCAGCACGGGCGACGTCGTGCTGGGCAAGACCTTGGCCAGCGTCTCGATGTGTTTGGCGGCTTGCTCGGTGCTCATGATTGCGCGTAGTTGAAGGCTTCCACAAAGAGCTGGTCCACCTGCGCGGGGCTATATCCAATGGCTGCCCCCAGCCCGTTCACGACGTCGCCGTCGCGGTCAAACATGTCGCCCCTTTGAAAGAGCCACCTCACGCGGCTTTTCGTTGGCTCCGTGAGCGCCTGAATAGCCAGCGCCAGCGCGGCGAGCTTGCCCCGCTGCTCCAGGATCGATGACAGCGCCCACGCCGGAACCTGGGACGGAACCCACGGCTTCGGTGCCGGAGGGTTGGCGATGGCCAGCACGCTCTCCATCGGCGTGCCCTCGCACGCGACGGACATCTGGCCAAGGCCGGGCACCTCCGGAAACGTGACGAACCGGACGGGCGGCGCGTCGTCCACCTCGGCCACCGTGACGACGGGCTTGCCGGGCGCGCCAAGCAGGGCGATGGGCGGGTTGATCTTGAGCGTCATTGGGTGGTCGTGTACGGGATGGTAATGGCGGCGGTCGTGGCGGCATTGAAGGTCGCCCACAGTTGCGCCGTGGTCGCGGCTTGGAATCGCGAGGCCATCGTCTGGACGTTGCGGCCTGCGGCGACCGTCTGCGCGTTGACGATGTCCGTGCTCGCCGTGCTGAGCGTGCCGAGCGACATCGTGGTGGGCGTGCCCGTGACGACGTTCACTACGACCTCCTCGATCAGCGCGCCGGATGGCAGCGCGTCCGCGATGAGCAGTCGTGTAGCAACGCCCGACGAAAACGACCCGGATGCGTATAGGACGCCACGTCTGCGCGGCATCGTCCAATAGGGCGCGGGCGATCCGGCGAGCGCGGCGTGGTAGTTGTTTGTTGAGCGGTCGTGCAGCTGGAAGCCGACCCCGGTCTCGAAGTCCCAAGCCGCCAACGCCCCGGCGCGCACGAGGCTGGACGCGTTCGTCCATGTCGTTGGGGTTGTCGCGGTCGCGACGAACTCAACGCCGGTCGCGTTGCTCGCCGCTCCGACGTTGGTGAAGTTGTCACCGGCGACATAGGATGCGATTCTATATCGTTTGCCGACGATGAGCGTTCCGGAGGTTTGCGACGTCTGGCTGCCCCATTGATCCGATGGAGAAACGCCTTCATACGTACACGCCAGAATCTGCTCATCAGACAGCGCTCGGTTCCAGTAGGCGACCCTGTAATAGACGG